GTTCAAAGATACATTTTTGACTTTCTCTGAAAAACCAGAACTGTTGAATTTGAAAGGTAACATTAACCAAAAGATTAACCAAATGGTTCAATCTGATTGGGGAATGAACACAAATTTGGTGGCCGCATTCAAGAAAATCTTGGATGTTGCTGTCGAAGGTAATGTTCCACAAGAAGAAATGCCAGCGATGGTGTTGATTCTGTCAGATATGCAATTTGACGCTTGTGTACAGTATGATGACGGAGCACTTCAAGCAATTGAACGCTCTTATAAAATTGCTGGATACAATGTGCCAAAAGTTGTATTCTGGAACTTGAATGCTTCATATGGTAATGCACCTGTGAAGTTTGATGAGTCTGGAACTGCGTTAATTTCTGGTTTCTCACCAGCAATCGTAAAACCATTGCTAGCGGGTTCAACCGATGAATTTACGCCAGAATCTATAATGCTTAAAACCATTATGGATGACCGTTACAAAGTATTGTGATGGCATGGGGATTCGAAAGAGTCCTCATTTTGAAGTATATGTTTGTGTATTTCAAAATGATTGCGGGTATGGTGGAATGGTAGACACAGGAGACTTAAAATCTCCCGCCTTGCGCGTCCCGGTTCGAGTCCGGGTACCCGTACCAAAAGAGCATATATAATAACGCGGAGTAGGGGAGTTCGGCCGTCCCCGCTAGTCTCATAAGCTAGAGAACGGTGGTTCAAATCCATCCTCCGCAACCAAATTCGCGGGATTAGTTTAATGGTAAAACAGCAGATTTCCAATCTTCGGTCGAGAGTTCGATTCTCTCATCCCGCTCCATTATAAATTGAAAGAACATTATGCACGTTTCAGCATCAAAAATTGGTTGTTTGTTTTTTGATACTTACGCCGAATATTATACAAGAAATCAGAATTACAAACCACTTGTTTTAGAAATTGGTGTTAATTCCGATAAAACTTTAGAAGATAAAGCTGGTTCTGTTGGATTTAATTATAGAAGTATAGACCAAATTCATACCGACAATCCAGATGATGTTTACACACTTCCTTTTGAGACTGGTTCCGTTGATGTTGTAATTTCTTCAAGTTGTTTTGAACATGATTGTTTCTTTTGGGTAACCTTTTTGGAAATAATGCGTGTATTAAAACCAAACGGCACATTTTATTTAAATGCACCTAGCTTAGGTGGTTATCATTGTCATCCAATTGATTGTTTTAGATTTTATCCTGATGCAGGCCTTGCTCTAACGAAATGGGGTAGAAAGAACAACATGAAGGTTCATTTACTTGAGACATTTACGGATACATCAGAATCTTGGAATGATTATGTTGCTGTATTCTTGCGTGATGAGGAATTCAGATTAGGTTTCAAAACTAAAATGTTCGATTATGTTAAAGATGTTTAACAGTTATCAGTTGAAATAAAATTGTACACAATGGTATAATAATACAAAGAGAACCCATACACCATAGTGTGGCCATCATGGCTCTCACTTTAGCTTCACGGTCTTTTTGTTTTTGTTCTTCTATCCGTTTATCTTCCGCTTGACGTTCTTCCATCATGCGTTTACGCTCAGCTTGCATTTCGTAATAGACATCAGCATTACCGGACCAAAACAAAATATCCTTTAATTCTTTCTCATGCTGTTTTAAAGCTCTAGAGTGCATAGCCATCTCTAAAGCTTGTGCTCCAATCTGAGCATCACTCATTCTTATACTTTGTACTTTTAATTTGGTACTGGCATTATGAACTTCATCAGCAGCTTTGTAGAATGAACTAAATTCATGTATTAGTCCATTAATGTCTTTACCTAATGCGACTGCTTTTTTAATGCCAGCAACAGCGCCTTGTGCTATCGCAAAGGCGGTGAAAGGATCAATCATTTCTTTGCATCCTTGGAACTAAGCGATTGTGATGGTGGTTTTGGTGGTGCTGATGGTGGAAGTTCAGGTGGCACAGGATATTCAACACATATTGTTTTTAACTGTTGTGGAAATTGTTGTACTTTTAAAACTTCCACAGCTTTTTGGCAAAGAGTTTCATTTTGGAAATTCCCAACGTATTGAATATTAGGTGTAATAATCCCAGCAGAAACGATTGCAATTGACCAAAATGTAGCCATAAGTATACCAATAAAATGTTGACAAAGCTGACAAATAATAGTATACTATTGAATCAAATCAGCCATTATTTATAAAGGACACACAATGGACATAATTGTTTTAAAACTAATCACCGGTGAAGAAGTTCTTGGAGAAGTGCAATCATCCACAGAAACAGAATGGATTATAGAGAATCCAGTTGGTATTGCAGTTGTTCGTGGCCAAAATGGACAACCTAATGTAGGATTCGCACCATTCCCTATTCATGCTGAACAAGTAAAAGGAAGTATCATTTCTCTCCCTAAAAAACATGTAGTATATCACTACACTCCGGCTGAAGATTTCATCACTAATTATAACCAAATCTTTGGTTCAGGTATCGTTCTTCCACCAACAAAACAACTAATCGTTTAATGAGATTTTATACAAATGTACAATGCTTTGGTAATAGTATTCTTTACCGAGGCATTATAGATGGCAAAAGGGTCAAACAAAGAGTTGACTATTCTCCATCACTCTATATTCGAAGCAAAACTGGCAAGTATAAAACACTTGATGGTAAAACCCTAGACCGCAAGCGTTTCGATGATATTAATGAAGCTCGTGAGTACATCAAGGGCTTTAAAGATGTTGCCGGTGCGCCAAGAATCTATGGAAACAATCGTTATGAATATGCCTTCATCGGTGAACAACATCCAGGTATGGTCGATTGGGAACAAGATAAGGTCGTTATTGGTGTAGTTGATATTGAGGTCGGTTCTGAGAATGGTTTTCCTGATCCTTATCTTGCAAATGAACCTATCACAGCAATCTGTTTGAAATACATCAATGGACTTACATTAGTATTCGGTTGCGGCGATTATGTTGTACAAGGCAATGAAGTATACGTTAAATGTAAAGATGAATGGACTTTGTGTAAGAGATTCTTAAAACATTGGACCAATAACTGTCCTGATGTTTTGACTGGCTGGAATACAAAGTTTTTTGATATTCCATATTTGATTAATCGTTTTCGCAAAATCGTTGGCGAAGAAGAAACTAAACTACTGTCACCATGGAAATATATCGGTGAACGCAAGACTATTATCAATGGCCGTCCTATGACCGCATACGATATTATGGGTGTTTCTTCACTCGACTATATTGAACTATACAAATGGTATGCTCCTGATGGTAAATCACAGGAGTCTTATCGTTTGGATGCAATTGCTTCAGCTGAGATTGGTGAAACTAAACTGTCATATGATGAATATGATAACCTGCATGAATTGTATCGATTGAACTATCAAAAGTTTATTGAGTACAACATTAAAGACGTTGAACTGATTATCAAGCTTGAAGAAAAGTTGAAACTGTTGGAGTTGGGACTGACTCTTGCATACGATACCAAATGTAACTATGAGGATATATTTGCACAGACACGCATGTGGGATGCACTCACTTATAACAGATTGATGCAAGACAACATTATTGTTCCGCCAAAAGAATCACACGACAAAGATGGAATGTTTGCCGGTGCATATGTTAAAGAAGTTCAAGTTGGTGCTCATGATTGGGTTGCATCATTTGACTTGAATTCTCTGTATCCACACTTGATGATGCAGTACAATATTTCACCAGAAACTTTGATTGAACCGGAAGACTACACAGACGATATGCGTCAGGTTCTTTCTCAAGGTGTTGATGTTGAAAAGATGTTGCATCGTAAAATAGACTTATCTAAATTGTCTGGTGTAACTATCACACCAAATGGTCAATTCTTTCGTACAGACATTCAAGGTTTCTTGCCAAAGATGATGGATGAAATGTATCAAGACCGTAAGAAATTCAAGAAGATGATGTTGAACGCCAAACAGGATTATGAAAATGAAAAAGATGATTCCAAAAAATATGAAATCGAAAAACGAATTGCACGATTTAATAATCTACAATTGGCGAAAAAGGTTTCTCTTAATTCTGCTTATGGTGCTCTCGGTTCTCAGTATTTTAGGTTTTACGACCTACGAATGGCTTTGGGTGTTACTACCGCTGGTCAGTTATCGATTCGATGGATTGAAAATAAAATCAACGAATACATGAACAAGATTCTGTCAACAGAAGATAGTGATTATGTTATTGCATCCGACACAGATTCGATTTACTTGAAACTTGGACCATTGGTCAATAAAGTCTATGGTGTTGATGGTGTAGTTTCTATGCCAAAGACCAAAGTTATTGATTTCATGGATAAAGTTTGTGAAGATAAGATTCAACCGTACATTGATAAGTCATTCAATGAATTGGCCGAATATGTTCATGGATATGCACAGAAGATGCAGATGAAACGTGAAGCTCTTGCAGACAAAGGTATCTGGACTGCTAAGAAGCGTTACATTATGAATGTGTATGACAATGAAGGTGTTCGTTATAATGAACCTGACTTGAAAGTTATGGGTCTTGAAATGATTAAGTCTTCCACGCCTGCGGC